ATAAACGTAAAGGAGCCTGCGGTTGTAGCATCTACCGTGTTTGTAATGTTACAGTAAATTGTTCTTTCTGCTGAAGTATATTGAACAGAAGCCGGGGCCGTAGTTGCATCCTGAGTTTGAAGAACCAAAGACGTAGTGGTTACGTTACCCACAACAACCGTGGTGCCACCATCTAGGATTTCGTCGGTCTGGGCTGCAACAATCTGAGCCCCAGAACTAGAAGTTCCAACTTCGTAGCCAATATCACCCGTTCCAATAACAGGAGATGTAACACAAAAGATTTTAATATCAGTGATAATGGTGTTTGCAGGTTGCGTGAATTCACCAATATTGTCGCTATCACCAGCCGTGGTGTTAACGGTAACGCCGGTAGCAAAACCAACGTGCTTGACGTACTTGTCAGTAACAATACCAGTTGAGGCAACATCAAAAACGTTTGTTTCTGCACCTGTCGTGGCATTAACATTAATTACTTCAAAACCGTTTTCTGAACGGACGGGACCGTTAAAAGTGGTGTTACCCATCTAAATAACTCCTTACGAGAGATTGGCCCTAGAGTCTTCGTAAGCGTCTGCTGGGACAGTCGCTAGGGCTATGATTCCCAGAAAGTATGGGGGAGGTTGCCCTCCCCCATGTTTTTACGCGCCTTTAGATCCGTACACGCAACGAGGATCAGAGAAACCGAAGCTGTAACGCTCACGGGCTTTGAACCGTACATTGCCAGTATCGAAATCGCCTTCCATCTTTGTGGACATGGGCATACGCTCAAAGTGAACGAAACCACGAGGAGCATCCGTCTTGATGAAGAACGCATCCGTATCCGTCAGATAGTGGTTAACAACGTAACCCTGCGGCAACATACCCATGTTACGCATTGCGTTAACATCGTTGTCCGCAGAACCTGGGCGAAGAGTGGACTCAAGCAGACGATCCGCGACGAACTGAAGATTCGGCGGGATAATCANCTTTTGACCACGAACCGATACTTTAAGACCACGCTCATCGACAAAAGCTGCAATGTCAATNAGAGCATTCTCAAGGCTGGTTTCGTTCAGGTCAGCATCAGTGCTGGGCTCGTTGCGAAGCGTGCCATTGTTTACCAATGGGTGGTCAGTAGCGCAAAGCTCCTTACCATCACCACCAGTAAAAGTGCTATCAAAAGCATTGTTCAACGTAGCCGCAGCTTTCACCTGTTTGGTGTTAGCCATGCTACGAGCCAAAGCTTTCGTATAGCGAGAGGCAAGGCGGTCATAAAGATTATCTTCAATCGCTTCTTCCGTGATGGAGAAAGCAAGAGCGATAGTCTCATGCGTATACCGTGCCGTGTACGCTTCTTGTGCATCGTCAAAAGAAACAGCGGAACCTTCCTGTTTTACGGGCGCAGACCCAAAACCAGAAAGCATCACTTCTTCTTCGAAAGCACGCTCCGAAGATTCAGTGTCATAGATTTCCGCAGATTCGTCTTCGTACCGGGCATACTCAAGGCCGAAAAGGGCGTTGAGACCGGGCTCTAGCTCTTTAGCTAGTTGGGCTCTACTGATAGCCATTTTCTAATCCTCCTATACGCCAGTAGTTGACGGAGTACCAGCTACGATAGCACCGTTGTTACTGTTAAAGTGATTGTTCAGACGTACAACCATGCCAATGCCTGCTGCCGCAAAGTCAGCATTCTCAGGGTCATCTACCCAACCCATGATCCGCATGTGAAGAGCGGCTGTCGTGGCAATCGTGCTTACGGCCAAACGGCCAAGCGAGACGCCAGTAGCATCCGTTCCAGTNGTTGCGGTTGAGAAGTTAGCATTAGCAAAAACTGCGGCACGAGCCCCAGCTTNGTTGGTCAATGTGGCATCCGATGCAATTACATAAAGTTGCATTGGATCATCATTGACAATCGCCTTTACGGGGTGATTGCTATCAGCCCCAGATCCCGGCCAAGTATTGCTGAACACGGGTTTTCCAGTGGTGCTAGAAACGTACTCGCATCCCTGAAACACACCAAGCAAACCAACCGATCCACCAGCGGCAGCACCCACGATGTCAATAAACCCTGTTGAAAGGGGAATGACAGGCGCACCTTGATAGATCTTATTGGTATTGCCATTGGCAATTTCATAGAACGTGTAGTTATTAGTACCAGTGGAGTTAGCGGCACTACCCTGCTTCATCAGAGGGCGTAGACCAAAGCTTCCATTACTGTTAGCCATTTTCTATCTCCTAGTCCTCATTTTGAGGACCTCCAAAAGTTACACGAGATTGCCTCTCAGGGTTACTGATAGGCATTGCCGGATGTTGCTCACGAGCCAACTCGTTATCAACAGCCGCCATTTGATTGCGGGTCATATCACGAAAATGTTTATCGCGCTGTTCCACAATCTCTACAGGAATCCTTGCAAGCAGAAGACCTCCTACACCTATAACACCAGCATGTTTACCGTCATCAACAGTAGGGGCTTCAAAGTCAGGATATTCATCACCACGAACCAGTTCCCATCCCTCTCGAGATCTCGCTGATACGTTTTTACGGTCATCAAAACCCATAACTTCTGCCCGGACCCATCGATGCTTGTACCCATCTGGGGCGGGTGGTGCGTCCAACATGGACGGTGGCTTCCAAGGTTCATTGCGTGCTTGCCTTGCACGAGTTTGGTTGGCTCTCGGCGTTCTCGTAGACTTTTGGCGAGTTGTGTTCTCAGTAGTCATGATTAATCCCTCACATATTTAGCGTATTCTTCAAGCGGTACATTCAACCTCTTTGCAATAGCAACTTGAGAAGGCGTTAATCGCACAGTTTTTCGTCCACTTCTATTGCGGGATGCAGAGGCCTCGGCTGACGCAACCTTCCGGCTTCCCCCGTTACTTTTAGACTTAGCATCAAATTTCTGAGGAAACTCTGATCTAAGCCTATTGTCCAATTCAGCATAGTAGTCATCTGAAGTTGGGTCAAATCCTTCATCTTCGACCAGACGCCTATGAATGCCAAAAGCACCATATGTCATAACTTCATCTTGGCCAAACCAATCATTTTTTTGAGCCCATGCTTCGGCTTTGGGGTCAGGAGGAGGAGCAGGGGCAGCGGGAGCAGCTGGGGCGGCTTGCGGTTGAGGCGCCGTTTCTTCCTTAGTCTGCACTTCTTCCTTTTCGGCCCTAACAGCTTTCAAGGTTCCCTTCTCAACAGTCAAATCAGCTAAAGCCGCTTGAGCATCAACAATCTTATCAACATCGCCCGTCTCATGAGCTTGTCTTAAAATCTCTTTTGCTGACTCAATTTGATTAGAGACCCTAGTCTCAAACTGTTCTTGATAGCCTTTGTCCAAAGACTGAATGCGCTCCTTTAAGCCTTCATTCTCTTTGCGGACATTCTCAGCATACTCAATAGCAGTTTGTTTCTGCCGTTCTTCCTCACGGAAACGTTTGGTCAAATTGTTAATTCTACTTTTGACCCCAGAACTATAATCATCAAGTTCCTCTTCGGAAGCTTGAACTTTTTCTTCAGACTCTTCTTTGGGCTCTTCGGAATCGTCAGATAAGTCTACACTTACTGAATTTTCTTCCTCATCACCTATGTCGATCTTAGACTCTTCAGGCATGGTTTTTCTCCATGGTCTCTTTCTTCTTTCTATACATGCTTAATGTCATCCGGTTCGAGGATTGTAGCAATGACCTCATCATCATTGATGATCCGTACTTCGCCACCATCGATCTTAAATCGAGCGCCGGCATATCGGCCAATGCAAACCCAATCACCTTCCTTACACCAAGATTGCCCATCTGGGCCAAATTTACCGGGGTCTTGGTACGCAAGAGGACCAACCCTCAAGACATACGCAACCACGGTAGCGAGTGCTTCTCTATCACGAACAGCATCAGGAATATGTATGCCACCGTCTGTGGTGGCCTTCCCCATGTAAGGCATGACAAGAAGACGCCAGCCTGTTGGCTGGGGGAGTCTTTCTTTTAAGTTTTTGGAAACGAGAGATGGATCAAGAACTTTATCGTTCTTGTCTATGTAAGCTTTAGCTACAGTTGCATCTTTCTTTTGCGAATCCAGAACATGATCTGGAACGTAGAGAGTTTTAGACATCAGTCCTCCGATGATTGCAAGAGATCCCTTATCTCTTGTTCTGCAAACTCCAATCCCTTCAGTTCTCCGATCAGCAGCTTATAGGACTCCATGTCTTTAGGACTGCCGTGAAGGATAGAATCTTGCGTTAGTTCTATGCGACCCTGTATAGCCTTTAATACGGCATATGCAAAGGTCGTTGGGTCGGCCATTAAAAGATACCTGAGAATTTTTTACCTTTGATAGCGCCACCAGCAGCGTACTTGATGGGGCCGCGCTTCTTCTCTTTCATCGCACCACCAACCATGTAGCCTAAGTCTTCGGGCATGGTTATGGTGCCACCATCAGCACGATTACCCACTGAACCCATCCCAGATATGATATCTGCTCGTCTACGATCTGCATCCGACACGTTTCTGCTGTCCCCCTCACCAAACAATCTCCTTAGAGCTTCCTCCATATCTTCTTGAGAAAGTGTTTTTTCTGATTCATTGAGCATAGCACGGGCTCTTCTTCGATCTGCATTAGAAATTGTTCTTCCGTTAGCCATTAGAAAGTTCCTTTTCCACCGTTGTCGTTATACCTAAAAGCTCTTGCTGCTCCACCTTCGGCCATCCCCATGACTTCTTTCTCGGACACGCCTTCCATCTTAGCGACAATGTCTGGACGTTCTTTTCTCAGGGCTCTCTGACCTTCGTTCAAACCACCTTCGGCCATTTCCACATCATTCATTTGTTTAGCTTTGTTCATAAGACCCTTGGCCTCCGATTTAGGGATGTCCATCTGTTCAGACATCTGGTTTACCATTCTACTTTTAGCCATCAGAAAATCCTCACTTTAACAGCGCCACCCGTATACCGCTTTACAGACTTAACTCTTCTAGGCTTCCCTGCCGGTTGTCCTAGCCTTTTCTTTTGTGAAATCCTAGACCTTTTTTCAGAAGATGTTAACTCACTTGATGTCTTTGGTGTCTTCTTCGACACACGTTTACTAGGTCTACAGTAGGGCGTTCCTCGCTTCTCACCCTTTTTTCTGCCACAAGCTTTTCCCGTTCTAACATCCACCCAGTCTTCCTTAAACCAACGTTTAAGTGCCGCGCCCTTCGCTGTCTTACGAACAGCCATCA